AAGGTCTCGGTGACGAAGGTCTTGGCGATGAGGGTCTCGATTCCGAGGGTCTCGGCGATGAAGGCTTCGGCGGCGAGGAAGCCGGCGAGGGCGACGACCTAGCCGATCGCATGGAAGATGATCTCGGCGACGAGCATCAGCCGGAACACGAGATGGCTGAGGGCGAAGAGCCAGACATGGACGGCGAGGACAGTGAGTTCCTAGAGGACATCACTGAGTCTGTACTTGCTGAGCTAGAGAAGGTTACTGCGCCGACCATGACGACGGACGGCAAAGAGATCGGCTCCGGTGGCAAGACGGTGAGCGGCAATCACAGCGATATGCTGCCGCACCATCCCGCCAGTGACCGGGTCAATCAAGCCAAGCCGTACATGGTGAAGGGTGGCAACAACGACTCATTCGAGCGTGAGACCCCGCCGTCATCCGGCAAGGTGAAGATCACCGCACGCAACAATGATGCGGGCGTGAAGAAATTGCAGTCGGTGCCCAAGGGCGGCGACGGCAGTGCGCTCATCAACAAGGACTTCGCACCCGGTCGTCCGGACACCCAGCCGACGATCGACGGCAAGAAGAGCAAGTAAAGAGCGTTGATACGCACATGAAGATTCTTACCGAACGACTAACTTTTGATCAGGCCGGCATGGTCGTTGAGGCCATGCAGCCTGATGAAGAGGGCGCAACCAAATCGCTGTACATGAAGGGTATCTTCATCCAAGGCGGTGTGCGGAACTTTAACGAACGCGTCTATCCCGTCAGGGAGATCGGCAAAGCCGTAGATCGGATCAATGAAATTCTAGGCAAGGGCGAGAGCGTTTGCGGCGAATGTGACCATCCAGAGGAACTGACGATCAATCTCGAACGGGTCTCCCACCTCATCACCAAGATGTGGATGGAAGGCAACAACGGGATGGGGACTTTGAAGATCATCCCGACGCCGATGGGCCAGTTGATTCGGACATTGATCGAGGCCGGCGTGAAGCTCGGAGTCTCCAGTCGTGGCGTCGGCAACGTCGATGATCGCGGCGAGGTCTCTGGTTTCGAAATCATCACAGTTGATGTGGTGGCGCGGCCGAGTGCGCCGGATGCGTATCCCAAACCCGTATACGAATCGTTCAACACCAAGCGCGGTCGAATCATTGAGGACCTCGCCAATGCGGCGGTGAGCGATCCGATGGCGATGCGGTTTCTCAAGCAAGAGATGCTGCGGGTCATCGGTGATTTGAAATTTAAGATTTGACCAGAGGAGAAATGGTTCCAATGGAGAATATCACACAGCTTCTTGGCGGCGACAAGCTCCCACCGGAGATTGTCAGCACGCTACAAGAGGCATTTGATAAGAGAGTAACGGAGGTTCGCGAGCAGGCCGAAATGGCGCTGCGCGAAGAGTTTGCTAAACGTTACGAGCATGACAAAGAAAACCTCGTCGAGGCGATTGATCGGATGCTGTCCGATGTGATCGGCAAGCACGAGGCCGAGAAGGCAGAGGCGGTCGGCAAGTTCGTCGAAGCGCGTACCGCCTTCCGCAAGGCGGTGAAGGAGGCGAAGGCCACCTATCGCAGCAAGCTGGCTGAGCAGACCACGGCATCCAAGAACGTCGTCACTTCCAAGCTGCGGGACGAAGTCCTGAAGCTGCGCGAGGCCAAGAAGGCGATTCTGGCCGAGCGTCTGGCGTATGCCGACAAGTTGGCAGCGGTCAAGGAGTCGTTGACGGCGGATCACGCCAAGCGACTGAAGAAGATCGACGAGTTTGTCATTCGGCAGGTCAGTAAAGAACTCAAGGAGTTCTTGGAAGATCATCGTTCGCTCGTCGCCACCCGCGTCAAGCTGGTGTCGGAGAGCCGCGATCGGTTGCGTACTGTGCAGAGTCGGTTCGTCAAGGAAGCCGCCCACAAGGTCGAGCAGATGATCAACCAGACGCTGAAGACTGAGATGACGCAACTGCATGAGGACTTGGAGAAGAACCGCCAGAACATGTTCGGTCGGAGAATCTTCGAGGCAGTGGCTGCGGAATTCATGACTAGCTATCTCGCTGAAGGCACCGAGATTGCCAAGCTCCAGACCGCGCTGAAGGCGCAGGAGCAGGCACTCACCGAGGCCCAGAGCAAGCTGGATGAGGCGGTCAAGGACGGTCAGGCGGCAACCCGCAAGGTGCGACTGGCTGAGGATCGCGCGGTGCGCACCAAGGTGATGGGCGAGTTGCTCACGCATCTGCGGGGCGACAAGCGCAAAATCATGGAGGGCATGCTGGAGACCGTGAAGACGGAATCGCTGCGTGCGTCCTTCGACAAGCTGTTGCCGGTGGTTCTCGATGAGACCCCGCGCAAGGCAGCACCGGCAAAGAAGCCGTTGACCGAGGAGGCTCGTCCTGCCCGGTCAGACAGCACCGTCGTAACCGGTGGACAGCGTGCCAATCGACTGGCTGAGGCTGCTGAGGCCGAAACGTTCGAGTTTGATCCCGATATCGCCCAAGTAATCAGACTTGCCGGTATCCAAAAGTAATCAGGAGTTCTTTTTAATGAACAAGCTATTTGAGAGTCAGTGGAAACAGACCAAGGAAGCCCTTTGTGAGGGCCGGGACTTGACCCACAACCAAGATGGTACCGCCAACCCAAATAAAAAGCAGGCGATGGCGACAGTTTTGGAGAATACCCGTCGCGAACTACAGCGACTGAACGAGGCCGCGACTGCTGGTGCAACTAGCGTTGCCAACGTCGCTACTTTGAACAAAGTAATCCTTCCCGTCATCCGTCGTGTTATGCCGACGGTGATCGCGAACGAGATTATCGGTGTACAGCCGATGACTGGCCCAGTTGCACAGATTCACACGCTGCGTGTCCGCTATGCTGACACTGTACCTGCGGCTGGTGGTGGTGTATCCGCCGGTAACGAGGCGCTGTCACCGTTCAACATCGCAGCGTTCTACTCGGGCAACGGTAACACGACAACCCCGGCAGCGGCCGCGACGACCCTGCTCGAAGGCACTGGCGGCAATCGTCTGTCGATCCAAATCCTCAAGGAAGTCGTCGAAGCCAAGACCCGCAAGCTCGCGGCTCGGTGGACCTTTGAGTCGGCACAGGATGCCCAGGCTCAGCAGGGCCTTGACATCGAGGCCGAGATCATGGCAGCGTTGGCCCAGGAAATAACGGCTGAAATCGACCAAGAAATCTTGGCGTTTCTACTTGCTCTTCCCGGTGCTCCTACTTCAACGTTTGCAATGGACAACGTTACGGGAACGCCAACGTTCGTCGGTGACGTGCATGCGGCTCTGGCGATTTTGATCAACCGTCAGGCCAACCTGATCGCGGCTCGCACGCGGCGTGGTTCCGGCAACTGGTGCGTCGTCTCCCCGACGGCTCTGACGATCCTTCAGTCCGCCACCACCTCGGCGTTCGCGCGCACCACCGAGGGCGTGTTCGAGGCCCCGACTAACACCAAGTTCGTTGGCACCCTGAACAACGCTATGCGGGTGTACGTCAACCAGTACGCAGCAGACGCTACGTCTGTTCTTATTGGTTACAAGGGCAATGACATTGACGCAGCGGCATTTTACTGCCCATATGTGCCTTTGACTAGCTCTGGCGTAATAATCGATCCCCAGACCTTCGAACCAGTCGTATCGTTTCTTACTCGATACGGATTCATCGCGCTGACCAATGTGGCATCGTCACTTGGTAACGCGGCTGACTACCTGGGCTTGGTTGGAATCGACACAACCTCGTTGACCTTCATCTGAGATCGCGACGCTCTACGAAACAGAAAGGCCGGCATATTCGCCGGCCTTTTTGTTGTCTGGCGCTGCTCTGGCGCGTGCCGTTGTTCTACCTGTTGGTGCCGGTGCGGGTCTACTATCTGCGAGAAATTGCACGCATTCCGCGCGATCTGGCGTGGTTCATCGCGCTGCGTTGACCCATCTGGATCAACGTGCCATACTCGATCCGAGGCTCATTGACAATCGCATCAGTGTCCGATGACGAGTCGCTAATCCGATGCCCTCGGATAGCACTAGCCGGCACCTGTCGGCTACGACAAGAACGACCCGTCCCCGCACTCGGGTCTTGTAATGTGTTCCACAGCCGGCACAAGTCGGCTACGATGATAAGAACTCACAAGTGCCCTTGATGACAAGAAATGCTCGTGGGTGAACACGTTACGAAGAAGCCACGTGGATGTTTTCGATCGTCTCACAGCCGGACCTATCCGGCTACGACTACGGCCAAATGACGAAACCATCGCCGACAAAACGCAGAACGACGACAAAACCCAGGCCAACGACGAGCACGGGCATGCGCTTGAGTACTGGCACTGCACGACGAAGGCTTGACTACTGGCACTGCACGACGAAGGATGGCAGGTACGCAGTATGGCTTGTGCGCTATAGCCGGCATCAGTCGGCTACGATGAGGGAACGACAAGATGCACTAGCCAGCCATCGCCAATTACGCCCGCCACGCTGGTGTGCCGTAGGCTGCTCTCTACCCAGCCGGCATCGGTCGGCTACGAAAACGGCAAGGTGAATGATCCAGAATCTGGTGTCATGGCCTATACAGCCGGCACTGGCCGGCTACGACGAAAGATAGCGTCAGTCCAACGATAAGAACGATATATGAGATCGCTATGAGCCGGCACTGGCCGGCTACGACGAAAGACAACTAATCATCGATTACGTTGCGCGGTGACAGCCGGCACCGGTCGGCTACGACTACAATGACAACATCAAGTGCTGCGACGAAAAGTGACGAAGGTAGCCGCAAAGTACCATCTAGCCGGCACTGGCCGGCTACGACAAATAGCCAGCTTCGACAAGTACAAATACCCGCGCGACGATGACAGCACCACGCGTACCTGAGAAGGCAACTGGGAAAGCAGTAGCTACGTGAGAAGACGAACAGTAGACGAGTCGCTTGCCTTCTGGATTTCGTGTCCACAGCCGGCACTGGTCGGCTACGATAAGTACAAGCGCCAATGATGAGGGCTAGGATACCAACGTCGGTCTTCTTATACAGCCGGCACTGGTCGGCTACGACAAGTAGTACTATCCGCGCCAATCCTGAGTCTCATAGGTGCGGTCCCAGCCGGCACAAGTCGGCTACGTCAACAACTACAGTACACCGAAAATGACAACAACAAAAGCGTGACAACAACCAAAGCGTGAACACAAGAACTGCGGGTTATACAGCCGGCACGAGTCGGCTACGATAAATAGAGTTCCAGTGACAGCGAACTATTTCATGGTTCGCTGTCATTTTTTACGAGCGGTTTCACCTTGCACTGCGAGGTGTGATCACGATAGAACAGTGTCATTAGATTTGAGGATTCGCCATTATGCCGAATGACGCCGACTTTTTTTCTCGCGTCGGGACACAGGTGCAGCGAGACGACGGCCCGCATCGCAAGCGTGTCTACCAGCAGGACCCCGACGGCTGCGAAGGCGATGAGCCGATCTTCAACGGGCATCGCTGGGCCTATTCCGGCGATCGCTTCTGGCAGGCCGCCGAGACCTGCGAGCAGCTTGAACCCGGCTTCTACAAACTCAACTCCATGCCGAATGTCGGGCCATGCCTGTTCCGCACCACGATCGCCACCGATGGGTTGATCGACATCCCCGATGCGGCGGGTGCCGAGGTGCTCGAAGAGTTCATCACCTTTTGGCAGTTGAAGAAGAAATTCACCGAGCGGGGTTTTCTGCACAAGCGCGGCATCCTGCTGTGGGGCGAACCCGGCAGCGGCAAGTCGTGCACCCTGATGTTGATGGCGCGCGACATCGTCGCCAAACACGGCGGCATCGTCGTGCAGAT